AACGAGGTGGACTTCAAAATCAAACAGCTACTACAGCTGATGATGAGGCTGTTTTGTTTAAAACAAATGCAGCTTATTCAGTTCAGTCTGAGTTTGATGCCATATCAAAAAACTTTAAAAGTACTACAGATCAAATAAATACAGAATTCACTAAATATAATCAAGATCAAAAAAGAATTGGTATGTATCAGACAGCCTCTTTAAGTGAAGATCAGATGTATAAAAAAATTATAAGTGATATTGAGTCTTCTTACACTACATTTAATTCAAAAAAAGAAAAAGAATATGTTGGAGATACATATATGAATCCATCTGTTGTTAATAAAAACACAACAAGAGAAGATTATATTAAAACACTTCCAACAATAATAACACCATGAGTATATTAGATAATTTCAAATTACGGTTAAACACAAATATAGCAACACTGAGTCAATCTGATATTAGGTTAATGTTTAAAGATCTATATGAACAGGTTGGACAATTACAAACAGAGGTATTAAAACTACAAAATGAAACAAGAGACCTTCCCAAGGATCGAACTAAGGTTGATCGAGTTGCTCGACGAGATGTACCCAGTACTGGCATATGATCCTGAGATTTCAACAGAAACATTTGCACGACGATCTGCTTTTAGAGCTGGTCAAATAGAATTGATTAATAAACTAAAAGCAATATACAACAAACAAAAAGAAAGTGGTGGTATTTATGGGAGGTAGTCCTAAGATTGATGGTGGTATGACCTTAGCAGATCAGTCTAAACTTATGGCTGATGAACGAGCATTTCAAAAAGAACAAGAAACTGAACGCCGTATCGCTGCCGAAGCAACTGAAGCTCGACGAGTTCAACGAGAAGCCGCAGATAGAGAACGAATTAAGCGTGAGGAAAACGCTGCTGTTATGCAAGCAACCCAAGCTGAGCAAGCATCCATTGATGAAGCTGCTGCTCAAACAGAAGCAGAACAAAAAGGAACTATTGGTGCTTCTAATAAAACATCGTTAGATTTTCTTGGTTCTTTATATACTGGTGTAAACATTAACAAGTTATAAGGACAATATGAAATATACATTAGCCGATAGATTTTCACAACTACATTCTGCTCGTCAGTCTAAGTTAGTTCGCTCACGCTATTGTGCAGCCCTAACCATCCCCAGTCTGTTACCACCTGAAGGGTGGACTGAGGAGATGTTGTTGCCATCTCCGTTCTCTTCGGTGGGATCACGGGGTGTTACTAGTCTTGCTAGTCGAATGCTATCAGCTATGATTCCTGTGAATGATACTCCTTTCTTTAAGTTCAATCTTAAGTCTGGAGTAGAACCAACAAATGAAATCAATTCATATCTTGAAACTATGAGTTATCAGGTATACCGAAAGCTTGCAGCTTCTAATTTAAGAGAAGTTGTATATCAAGCTATTCAATCTTTGGTTGTTGTTGGAGATTCCTTGGTACATATAGAAGATGACTATAGATTTAGAACAACAAGGTTAGATCATTATGTTGTTCAACGAGCTGTGGATGGGACTGTGCAAGAGATTATCTATGTAGAATATGAACTGACAGACCCTGATGTTATCAGTAACAATGCTTATATCCCAACAACCAATAAGTTAGGATATGAAAAACAATTTTGTCAGTTGGTACGTAACAAAAAAGATATGTGGGATTATAAAAAAGAAGATGCAGATGGTAATGAACTTTCTAAAGGAACGTATGAAGTATGTCCATGTACAGCTTTACGTTGGTACGGGGTGGCTGGTGAGAACTATGGGCGATCTCATAGTGAGGATACCTTAGGTGACCTCCAGTCGCTAGACAGTTACACAAAGGCTATGCTTGATGGTATGGCAGCAGCTACGGCTTTCTGGATGTGCCTTGACCCAAGTGGTATCACTGAGATTGATGACATCTCAAACCAATCTAATGGCTCTTGGGTTCCTGCTAGGAAGGAAGATGTGTTTGTATTGTCTCCTAGTCAAACAATGAATCCTCAGATTGCTGCTGCTCAAGCAGCGGTAGAAACAATGAGACGAGAGATTGGTCAAGCATTCTTAATGACTGCTGCTGCCCTGCCTAGTGGAGATCGGGTAACAGCTACAGCTGTGCGTATGATTGGTTCTGAATTAGAAACAGTTCTTGGTGGTGCCTTTGGTGCTATTGCTAGAGACTTAATGGAACCAATTATTAAACGAGTGATCTTCTTGATGATTGAAGATAATCAACTAGACAAGAGAATGTACAATCAGTTCTTTAATAAGGATGGTACTTTAACTGTTGAAGTTGTTACAGGTCTACAAGCTTTATCACGGGATACTGATTTACAGAAGCTGATGCAAATGGGTGAGATGGTGCGTAACCTACCGCCTGAGGCATTACAAGCATTTAAGTGGGAAGAGTATGCCAAGGCTTTGATCTCGTCTCTTGGGTTTGATTCTCGTAACTGGGTTATCTCTGAAGAAGAGAAGAATCAAAAGATCCAAGAAGAGCAAGCTAGACAAGCTCAAGCAATGGCTCAACAACAATCTCAGGCTGCTTCTACTCAAGTCATGGCTGCTGCAGGAGCTAAGGCTGCTGAAATGGATATACAACAAAATGGTGGACAAGGTATAGCTAATGTCTTACAAAATTCGGGGGCTGATATGTCAGCTTTCCAAGGAATGCAATAATTATGGCTAAAAAAACAAAGTGGAAATAATCCAAGAAAGAAATACAAATGATTCATCAACATACAATGTCTCAAACAAAGCAAGCAAGAGAGAATATGTTTGTTGGAGTAACTACTTCCAATACTAATTCCTTAACGGCTTATAATGAACACGTCTCACTAACCTCTATGGCAAATGATGCCACAAGTTTGATTATTCCCTCAGGTCCCTATACACACGTACGCATTCATCCCTTGCTCCTCAGCTTCTCAACCAGTGCAGGTTTTCGAGTAACGGGTTGGTCTAAACTAGGTACTACTTACTACCCAACACTGTTGTTTGCAGGTACAATTGCAGGAGTTCAGGCTACCACAATGATTACAAACAACTCTATTGGTCTTAAAGGTACACACGGTATCACAGCAGCAGCGGGTTTGGGTGCTCAAACACTTATTAATAACTCTGCTCTGCTATCGGTGGCATCAGTAGTTGTCCCAGTGTTTGGATGTTCATTTGTTGAGGTTGATTTTATCTCAGCTACAGCTACATCAGCATACGCTAACATCTTGTACAGCTATTGTTCTATTGGTTGATGGTGTAACTCTACACCTTCACGCAGTTATTCATACGAAAGGTTACTAAATGGTTAATGACGAGACTCCAGAATTTGCATATCAAGCTGAAGAACCTGTTCCGCAGGCTCAGGTTGATCTAGCAGCTTCGGAACAATCCCTAGTGTCATCCTCCGCAGATGCTATTAATGCTAAAGAGCGGATTGCTTTTGCTGCATACGTTAAGAATCAAGGCGATACTATTCCCCCGAACTTCAAGGATGCAGGGGCTTGGTTTGATTCGCTTAAGAATGCTCAGAAAGAATACACTCAATCTCGACAAGAGATTGCTGCTTTAAAGACTAAGTACAAGGAAGATGGTGGGTCTAATCCTACCTTTGCAGAAACACCCCCAGCTATTACCCCTAAGGTAGAAACACCTGTGGTTGGTAAGGAAGAACTCAGGATTCCTGATGCTCCCGCAATCACACCAACCCCTACGGTTGTTGATGCGGTTGTCAGTCAGGATGATTGGAAGGCTTGGACTGTTGAGTATGCAACTAAGGGAACCCTTAGTGCAGAGACACAAGAATTGATTAAGACAAAAACAAAGCTTCCAGACTTTGTGATCAATGAATACATGGCAGGTCAGAAGGCTAAGATTGAAGTTGCCTATGCAAAGGCAGCTGAGGTTATTGGTGGTAAGGATAAACTTACAACCTTGTTTACTTGGGCAAGCCAGAACTTGTCAAAGCCTGAGCAAGAGAATATGAATGCCTCCTTAGCATCCCCTAACTGGGAGATTGCTTTGTTGGGGCTAAACAGTAAATATGATAAAATGAATCCTAATAACAAACAGAGTGAGCCTGTTGTTAGTGCAACCGCAGCAAAAGTACCAGTTGCATCAACTCAAGTTCCTAATCAACCTTATCGTACAAAGCGAGAGTTTGCTAATGAACGAAACAATCCTAGATTCCAGACGGATACTAAGTATCGTCAAGCTGTGGAACAAAGGATGATGAAAACAGATTTTAATAAACTACAAGCATAACTCAATTCAAGACTGAGAGTTAGCTTAGGTCTAGTAGGTAATAGAAAAACCCCCTTAGGGCAATGGTTATCTACCCTGCTAGATCACACTCAACATTAACTCCCTAAACAGGAATACTTAATGGGGTATGTAACAAACATTGTCTTACATGGTAAGAACACACTTTTATTTTGGAGATTTTAGTTATGGCAGGAGATAATTTAGCAGCATCTGAGTTAGTTTTACGTACATCACTTACGGATGGTCCTAGTGGTGGTGCAGTAGGAGCAAATAAACTTTGGCTTCCTCTGTGGAGTGGTGAAGTTATTAATGCATATGATCAGTTCAATATTTTTGAGAACCTCATCTCATCTAAGTCTTTATCTGGTGGATTCTCATACGAATTCCCAGTCACAGGACTTGTGTCTTTGAATGCATCATGGGATGCAGGAGAAGAGTTAGTTGGTGGTGACTCCAGTTCGACAACTTTCAAGGTCAACCTTGACAAGCGTCCAATGGCAGCTCACTTTGAAACAGACAATGTCGATCTCTTGATCACTCAATGGGATTATCGTTCAGAACTTGCTCGTCAAGCTGGACTCACATTGTCAAGTACCCGTGACAAGCAGATTGTTTCTGCTCTTATTGCAGCTTCGGTTGCAGCTCCTTTGGCTTCGGATCCCCGTGGCTTGGGTGTCAGTAACTTCCCAGCTCCAGCTATTGTCAGTACTGCAACTGCAGCTATTGGCGTGTCGGTTTCAACTTGCACTGAAACAGTTGCTCTTGCAATTCTTCAGGCTGTTGAAAACTATCTTGTGATTATGCAAGAAAATGATTACCCAGTGCAGAATGTAATGTGTGCAGTTCCACCAAAGGTATTCCAAGTCATCCGTGCGCTTGGTATCCCACGTGCAACAACTGCATTTGCCAATCAACCTCTGTTCACAGGGAATGATATCTACGGAGCTGGCTCAAGCATCAACACTGGTATGAATTCCTTGTCTGATTCATTGGATTACATGGGTGTAAAGATCGTCAAGACGAATCACATTCCACGTGCCACAGTTGCAGCGGGACAAGCCAAGTACAACTTGACTTGCGGAACGGTTGACATCTTCGGCATCATCTTCCAAAAGGAAGCTGTGGCTGGTTTGTCTTTGATGGGTATGAAGGTTGATTCCATTCAGGATATTCGACGCAATACTCAGTTCACGGTTGCTAGTATGCTCAAGGGAACGGGAATTCTCCGTCCTGAGTTGTGTCAGATCATGGTCGGTACCACATCTGATACGGGTGCTGATACTTCGGCTGAGATTGATACTCGAGCTGAACTCGCTACATTGTTTAGTGCTAGTACATTCATTGGCGAATATGCAGTTACTGCTTAATAGTGCTTCACTTCCTTAAATGGAATACATTTTAAATACGCCCCCAGATCTCTAACGGGATCTGGGGGTTTTTGATTCATTACACAGGAGATACAAATGGGATTTATAACAAGACTACAAGCTGTAAATCAAATGTTATTAACATCAGGAGAAAACCTTGTATCTGACCTAGAAGATGCAAGCGGTATTGACACAGGCATTGCTCAGAATATTCTTGAGCAATGCTCATTGGACTTTCAGATGCGTGGTATGGCAAACAATAAATGTATCCGTAAGATGTTAATTAACAGTAGTGGTTATTTATTGCTGCCTAGTGGTGATGGAGATGAAGAGGGTGTTATAGCCACAGAATTAATTAGCTACCATCAAAACTCAGATGGTGATCAAATTAAAATTAGAATGTTAAGTGCATCCCCCAGTAGACTGTGGAATATTACAGATGATACTGATGTGTTTGTAGAAGCTGATTACTATGTTGAGTTTATTATGAAGTTACTGTGGGAGAATCTTGATACATCTGTTCAACGAGCTATTCTTAGCTCTGCTATGCGTACCTATCAGATCATGACTCAAGGTGATGGTGAGGCTGATGCCTACTTGAACCAACAAGAACAGATTTTTAATGCGAAAGGTCGAGCTGCAGATGTTAATGATAAGAAACGCAACATCTTCATGACTGGTGACCCTAGCTTGCGTTCAGCTGTTAATCGAAACCCATACTTAAATGACCCAAGTCGATTTAGATTCTGGCGAACAATAGGATAAATAATATGGCTAATATACGAAGACGACAACCTAAAGGTGCCAATATCTCAACCAAGATATCTATACCTAACATCTTATCAGTCAGTAGATTAGCTCCTGTTAAACGTCAGCCGTATGAAGTTGAGGAATTGGATAATGTTCTTATATCCCTTGAGCGTAATGTAGAGAAGAGAGCTGGATTTACCATTATCCCTCAAGATACTATTGGAACAGCAACTTATACAGGAGGATGGGACTTTAGTTCTAACAACACCAAGCCAGAACTGTTTCAACTCAGTAGTTTAACTCCAGCTAATTTATGGTACTACTGGTATAATATAAATGAAGACACTAGGTTTTTAATTGTTGTTGATTTTAGTGCATCCATCAAGGACAGTCAACTCTTTTATATGTATCAGTTACTTACTACGGGTCAATGGAAGAACGTATCCTCTAGCACCCAATGGGATCCTACAGATTCAACTATTGCTAACTCATCTGTAGGTAATGCAAATAACAGTACAGTTGTTCAGGCTTATGCTACGGCTAACTCTTACAGCTATGCTACTGCTCTAACTCACGGGACTCTCAAGCGGGACTCTAGGAACTACATTACATACAACCCATCTAGTAAAACACCAAGAGAATCACTAAAGGCAGTTACCCTAGGCTCTAATGTAATCATCCTGAACACTAATGTCTATGCAGGGTTCTCCTCTGATGTTGCTGGCTTTCAGTTTGGTTTAGATGGTGTAGCCACAGGTACTGTAGATACTGCAGGACGTAAGCTAACGTATTACTCAGCTGCAAAAGCGAGTAAGGTCTATGATGTAGGAGCTGATAACGCAGCAAACACAACAGATGATGTCTTCCTTGGTTATGTTCCTGATACAGCTAATGGTAAATATATAGATGTATCAGACTATACGTATTACAAGGCTGGGTTATCATACCTTGGTCAAAAGGTAAATGATGTCAGTGCAATTAAACTGCCTCCTCAATCAGATGATTGGTATTCTACCAATACAAACGTAACACTGGGAGATACAAAAGCAAGTGCTATGTTAGCTTTGTTATATGACTCTACGCATCCCTTCAGTACTGTTGTTGCTGGTAGAGGTAAAATTTACCAAACTCTATATCCTTTTTTAAACCTATCTTCAGGATACTATAGAGTTATCTCTTTCTCCGAGTCAGAAATATATGGTTTTTCCACTACATCAATTGCTGTAACTGCTTTAGTGGTAGGGCAATCTTATAAAATTCTTGTAGTAGGTGATACTAATTGGGCAAACGTTGGTCTATCTGGTGCTGCTGCTGTAAACAGTACGTTTACCGCAACTGCTGTTGGTACTGGTACTGGTACTGTTACAGATGCTTATGCTGGAGTTGGTTATCCATACCTTCAAAAGATCCGAACTCCTGATGAACACTCGTACATTGACCCCCGTAGAATGCCTCAGCGATTAGTTGTAACCATTGTGGGTACAACCCCTACAGTTGCAGTTGAGTCTATGAAATGGAAGCCACGTGAGTCTGGTACCAAGGATACAAATCCTGGACCTAGTATCTTTAAAACTATCAGTGGTAAAGCTTTAAAACAAGTTAGAATTAAATCATTATCTATATTTAAAGATAGACTATGGTTATCAGCTGAGGACATTATTTTCTCTTCTCAGTTAGGAGAGTATGAAAGTTTATTTATTGATGATCCAGCAAACATTGTAGATACTGATCCAATTGATATCCGAGCATCTTCTAATACATATGCTGAAATTGTTAGCATGAGTCCGTTTGAAGATTATTTGTTTGTAGACACCAAAGCAAACATTCAGTTTCAACTTACAGCAGGGAGTGATATCTCTATCCTGTCACCAACAAATGTTATTGTATCTCCAGTTACTTACTACTCAACAACACCTATTATTGAACCTCAGACCATCGGGTCTCAGCTTTACTTCTTTGATGCAGGTCGTTTATACTTGTACTTGGGTAAAGATAAACTAGGACTAGCAAAAGCAGTTGATGTTTCTGCCAGTATTCCAGGATATTTACCTAGGAATTACAAGGTTGCCTGTACAGCTCCTTCTCAAGACAGTATTATTTGTGTTGATGCTGATAATTTGAATCACATTTACGTCTTTACTGTACGTTTCTCAGGTGACCGAGTTGTTCAGAGTTCCTTCTATCGTTTTGTTTTAGATACTGATTCAGCTATTCAAACTATTCAAGCATATGAAGATTCTTTGTATGTTATCATTAAAAACCTAAGTAAAAATGTTTTTTATTTACAAAAAACAGATATGTCTACCGTTGCTGTAGATATCCCTAGGCTCGATGATATGTTTATTTTTAGAACTAAAGTTGGTGGTACAAATCCTAATACATCCTATGATTCTACTACTGATTTAACCACATTCAAAGTACCAACTAGTCTTCCCTATGTAACAGAACAGTCCTTGTTGGTTTTTGGACCAAAGGACGGCTCAACAAACTCATGGGATGATGGTTCATTAGAAACACTAGGGATTGTTGTTTTGTGTGGTGTAGCTACTGTTGGCAATCATACAGCCTTAACAGTTTTAGGTAATTATAGTTCTAATGATTATACTGTTTATATTGGTAATCCTTTTGAAATGAATATCACACTTGGTAGTTTATTTATAAGAGATGTAAACAACCAAGTAGTTGATGGTACTTTAAATATTAAGACGGGTATCATTCGTCACAATAAATCAGGTCCCTATACTATCAGTGTATCCTCTCGTTTTCGCACAGCATTAGAATCAATATTTTATCCTAACTATGCCGATTTGGTTTTAGATGAAGGAAGTCTTCCTTTGTCTACCACAGATAATCAAGGTGAGTTTACATTTAAAGTCTTTGGTTATTCTGAAATTACTGTAATTTCTATTATTGATTCTAGTGTGACTCCTGTAAATATTGTTGGGGTAGATTTTAAAGGTAAGTTCAAACAAAAATCAAATGTTATTGACCATTAAGGATATATTTATTTATGGATAAAACTGAATATACAAAGCAAGTATTAGCTGGACTTTCCTCAGCAACTAAAACTATTAAGAACTTTACCTTAACAAATAATGTTCCTACTTGGCTTGCTGAGGGAGAGATAGCTGTTAATATAATTGATAAAAAACTGTGGGTTGGGAATACATTAAATACTCCCGTGTTATTAATCAACTCAGCAACAACACCATCAGCACAAGGCAGTAACACACAGATACAGTTTAATGATGGTGGTGTAATTGGAGCACATGCTGGGTTAACATATAATAAAACAACCAGTACACTGACAGTTACTAATCTAACAGGACTGACAAGTGTTACAGGTAATGCTGGTACAGCTACACAATTAGCAAGTTCAAGAACAATTACTCTTGATGGTGAAGCATCTGGCAGTACTAGTTTTAATGGTGCAAGTAATGTAACAATCACAACAATAATTCCATTGCTAGATGGTGGAAACTACTAAAGGATAAAAAACTATGGCAAACACAATTAGAATTAAAAGAAGTACATCGGGATCATCCGCTCCAACAACCCTTGCAAACGCAGAATTGGCGTTTACAGAAACAACAAAAATTCTGTACTACGGTATTGGCACGGGTGGCTCAGGAGGATCTGCAACCACTGTCGAAGCCATTGGTGGCGCAGGTGCGTTTACTACTTTAGGAACAGCGCAAACTATTACTGGTGTGAAAACATTTACTGGTGCTACTGTTCTTGGAACTCCAGGATCTGGAACTCTATCGAATTGCACAGGCATCTCATTAACAGCGGGTGTAACTGGAATTCTTCCTGTTGCTAATGGTGGTACTGGTTTCAGTACAATTGCTGCTACAGGCTTTGCTCTTAAGGGAGCTAACTCTGATATCACATCTATTACAGGGTTAACTACAATGCTTGCAGTTAACCAAGGTGGTACAGGAGTTTCCACAAGCACAGGAACTGGATCAACTGTTCTATCAGCAACCCCTACATTTACGGGAACATTGAATTGTGCAGCACTTACGTCTTCTGGAAATATTATTGTTGGTGGTAATCTAACTGTTAATGGTACTACAACTACAATTAACTCAACAACAACTACTCTTGATGATCCTATTATTACTCTTGGTGGTGATACCGCTCCTGCAGGTGATGATGATAAAGATCGTGGTGTTGAGTTTAGATATCATACTGGAGCTGTTGCAAAGGTTGGTTTCTTTGGCTATGATGATTCAACTGGATACTTTACTTTTATTCCTGACGCAACAAATACAAGCGAAGTTTTTACTGGGACTAAGGGAGATATTGAAGCAACCAATTTCCGTGGTGCTTTGATTGGTAATGCTTCTAGTGTTACAGATGGTCTATATACAACCAGTACCATTGATGGTGGATCTTATTGAGATAACCTATGGCAAATACAATTCGACATAAAAGAAGTTCAACTGCTTCAGCTATACCAACAAGTGGTTCTTTATCAACAGGAGAACTTGCAATCAATACCGCAGACGGTAAGTTGTTTTTAAAAAAAGACGACAATTCGATTGTTCAGATTGGCGCAGGAAGCATAGCAGACGCTGGAACTCTCACAGGAACAACGCTTGCTGCGAATGTTGTTACATCGAGTCTCACATCTGTTGGAACGCTGACAGGCTTGACAGTAAGTGCGGCGATCGCAGGATCTGTTACTGGTAGTTCGGGCACAGTTACGAATCCAAACTTGACAGGAGAGGTGACGACGAGTGGTCTGACTGCAACGGTTGCAAACAGCGCGGTGATAGGAAAAGTTCTCACTGGTTATGTCAGCGGCGCAGGAACAGTTGCGGCAACCGACACCATCCTTCAGGCAATTCAGAAATTGAACGGCAACGCAGGCGGTGGTGGACCAGCAGACGCTGGCACTTTGACAGGCGCAACGCTTGCCTCAAATGTTCTCGCATCAAGCCTGACATCGGTCGGAACGCTTGCGAACTTGACTGTGACAAATACGATCACAGGCAGCGTCAGCGGAAGCGCAGCAACGGCGACAAGTGCGACAACCGCAGGAACAGTAACAACTGCAGCACAGCCTGCAATCACATCAGTTGGGACACTGACAGGACTGACTGTCAGTTCAACTATCGCAGGCAGCATTAACGGTAATGCAGCAACTGCTACATCTGCAACATCGGCAACAACCGCAGGGACTGTGACAACTGCAGCGCAGCCTGCAATTACCTCGGTCGGCACATTGACAGGCTTGACTGTCACGAATCCAATCGCTGGAAGTGTGACTGGCAACGCAGCAACGGCGACAAATGTTGCGTACTCTGGATTGACAGGGACTGTGCCGACTTGGGATCAGAACACGACAGGAAACGCAGCAACGGCAACAAGTGCAACGACCGCAACAAGTTCCACAACTGCAGGCACGGTGACGACCGCTGCACAACCAAACATCACATCAGTCGGAACACTGACAGGGTTGACTGTCACCGCAGCAATAACGGGATCTGTCACTGGTAGTTCAGGCACAGTTACGAATCCGAACCTGACAGGCGAAGTCACGACAAGCGGATTGACTGCGACCGTGACAAACAGCGCAGTGATCGGCAAGGTGCTCACGGGATATGTCAGCGGTGCGGGAACGGTTGCTGCGACTGACACGATATTGCAGGCAATACAGAAACTCAACGGCAATGCAGGCGGCGGTGGAGGTGGACCTGTGGACGCTGGCACTTTGACAGGCACGACACTTGCCTCAAATGTCGTTTCGTCAAGTTTGACCTCGGTCGGAACGCTGACCGCCGTAAACACCAGCGGAGTCATCACAGGAACGGACACAACTGCATCGACATCATCGACGACAGGTGCGGTCATCATCGCAGGTGGCGTAGGCATTGCCAAAGATTCGCATATCAACAGTCAGCGCATCGGCGTAGGTCTTTTGGCGAACACGACAAACCTAGCGGTCGGTGCAAATACTCTTGTTTCGACAATCGCAGGCGGTATAAACAATACTGCGATTGGCTCAGGATGCGGAAGTGGCATCACGACTGGCAGTCAGAATACTTTGCTCGGCTATGCAGTCGGGACGCTTGTGACGACAGGTGCGGGAAATTGCTCAATAGGATTCGCATCGCTAAATCAAAATACTGTTGGAAATTACAACACGGCAATGGGCTACGGTGCTCTTGAAAAAACAACGGCAAGCAACAACACGGCAGTTGGAATTGCGGCACTTGGAAACATTACGACAGGTTCACTTAATGTTGGTATTGGTCGTGAAGCAGGAAACTTCCACGCGAACGGAACAACCGCACTAACAACTGCAGGCAGTTCTGTCTATATCGGATACAACTCAAAAGGATTAAATAATTCCGACAGTAACTCAATTGTTATTGGTGCACTTGCAGTTGGGCTTGGTGCTAATACAACCGTCATTGGCACATCGTCAACCACAGCAGCAACTGTCTACGGAGCATTAAGTGTTCCAAGTACAACCGCATCGACATCCTCTACAACAGGTGCAGTAAAAATTGCAGGAGGACTGGGAGTTGTAGGTGATGCGTATATCAATACCATTCTTATTGGAAGACGGAACGGAGGCAGTACATCTACAGTTGTTGGAAACTTGGCATTAAGTGGAACCG